CTTAACAGAAACGGCTGGAAATATTCAATCCGATCAAGCTCAAGAGGAATCGATATGAAATATTCAATCTCAGCACACTCAAGAGGAACTTTCATGAAGCATTTAATGTCTCATGTTTTACCCTTATGTTGAATAATTAAAATTTGGAATCGAAGGCCGCTGCGACTGCTTGACGCCGCGCGCGATATTTGAAGCGGGTTTTGTGCGATATTTGCGCAAGAACAGAATTTCGCATTTATAAACTAAATTACGCATTACGGAATTAACTACAACCACAGTCCTCCCCATCGGTAATGATAGTCACGCGCCCCACTCACCAGGTTATTGCATCCAGATCGGTTGGCTGTGCAGCGTTATTACTTTCGATCAGTTTAGGCTCGTATTTATCATGACATGCCATCACGTGAGCAGAGAAAGCAACTGAGACCGTTCAACTCGCCTGTCGCGTCATGAGAAACCTAAATCTAACATTAATTCCGGCACGGAATGCGGCATCGGACCGATCTCTGAGAAATCCAGCAGTTCCTCATCAACCATGTCGGTAACTAATGGTTTGCGGTCGTAATACAATCTCCAAAGCTCATTAGACCAATTTCGTATAGCCACCGCAATTGGACGGCCCTGAATTACACCGATAGTCAACAACCCGATAGCCATCCCGTTTATAAATTGATACTCATAATCATGAGCGGCACGCCATAGCGCGCCTATATTAGCTGCTTTTGCATCGGCGGCTTGTTGTTGTAATTCAAGTTTGGAGAATGCTGGCTCCGGGACATTACCGTGAGCAAGCCAATCGGCAATAGCTTCGATAAAAGCCGATTCGCCAGAACCATCTTGGTTAACGCGCGATACTACTGTTCCTGCCTTATTTGCATACTTCCAATTGCTCATAATCTGGCCCCTTTAAAATAGATTATTTGCCCTGCGGTTGTTGTATACAAAATTTCAGCCGCATGACCTGCAACACCGGCACCACCAGCCGTTGAGACCGATAGAGTCGCCATTTGCTTACTTGACGATCCCAGTAATATAGAGGATATCGCAACACTCGTTCCTGATGCGTTTAGTATATGTGTTGGCGCTGATGAATATGCCATTGAATTTGGAGGTATTCGGCATTCAACTGGGAACCGTATATCAACAGATGCATTATTATCAGAAATCCATTGGCCATTACCGACGATAGAATACGCGCCTCCAATGCCAACATTAATACATGGGAGATACCACTGACATGCTCTGAGCTTTTCGTTATACGTTTTTTTCCTGACATGGCTTCTCACTGATCCCATCGTTAATCTAGGGTCACATAATTCAATCCAAACCCCGTTAGGTATTGCACCGGATAACGGAATAATTCGTAATTGTCCAGTTGCATCAGGGACGGTAGTGCATGACAGGGTGAATAATTGCCAGGATGTTGTATAAGTTATAGATTCCGACCCCAGCGAACTCTGTCCAGTCAATGATGCGCCGACAGCAGGATAAACATCCGTTGTTAACGTTCCAGATTGAGCGGATAACGATTGGCTATATGTGCCAGAGCTACATCTCCCCCAAAAGCTAAAGGTTAATGACTTACCTCTAAGATATTTAATGTCTCTATATTCAACAACGTATTCCAAACCGTTTAGTGAGTTAGTAGCACCAGTGTTAGATAATATTCGCAACACATCAGCCATAGGCGCATTAATGGGTGAATCATAGGTTTGATGCGATGCCGTGAAAGCGGAAGCCGCTCCGGCATTACTAAAACGCCACATATCAGCGCACCAGTCAACTGTAGAGCTGCCTGTGCTATTAATTGTATCGCCCAATTGCCATACGCTGAAATCATTGATAATAATATTGTCCTGATAAATATCAGTTAAAGCTGCCCCGCCAGCAGAAGATTGTGAAATCGTCCAATCCGAATGGGTTCCATAACCCTCAACAGTAATCACTCTAACAACTAATGCGCCTGATCCGCTGTTGTAACTAGTAATTTGTGCAAACATTGAATTGGTACTTGGTTCCGCAGTATCCGCTATCACTAGATACATGCCACCCCGCCATCCTTTTCCGGTAGATACGGTAAATGATTTTGGGCCTATATCAATGCTATTACTGGTCAAGCTGGTATCCATCAGCACGTTTAAACTCGCCCAGTTTGTCGCATCAAGAGACGGATCCGTTGTGCCGGCACCGGCCACTTTGCGCCGATACGACAAAAAATCAAGCGGCGACCAGACCACAACTCCATAACCATAAGTGGTACCGCTAACCCATTCGGTAGCACCACTTGCCGCGACAACAGCCGCCAAACTCGCAGCCGCGCCGACGGCGCTGTTATAGGCATCCACGGCATTGTTGTAACAATTAGTAACCAGCGCGATCATTCCGGCCCGGAAAGGAGCCAGGGCGGCCAAAAACGTATCCATAATGCCGGCAAAGGGAATGGGATTTTGACTGCTGGGCGCGTCCGGTAAAACATCTACCTCGGGAGGGGGTGTTTGTGGCATTTATATAGACTCCGTAGTTAACAATAACAGTGCTTCCACTGGGTTATCCAAATCAAATTCAAAACGTGTATAAAAGCCAACGATCAACAACGCATCAAAATAGCCGTCTGAATCATCATCCAGCCCGCTAAATGCAGCAACAGCGCCGTTTAAACTATCGATTAATTTATGCAACATACGCACCATGGACCTGTCAATATGGATGGTCAGGTTATTGGTCGGCACATTACGCCGAGGAATCATTTTATTGATATTGCCGTCAAATTTACGGTCGACTGTTGAATAATTTTCGCCGGAACATTTTGCCTTGTATTCAACAGCCCCCACGTAAACATGAGTACCGATGAGACAATGCACCAGCTCAACATTACCTGTCGCAACTGATAGCGTTATAGTAAAGAGCGCATCCGAATAAGGCGGGATATCAAATCTAATGACGGACGGCTTGGTCGAGAACGGCTTAAAGCAATAATCGTACGCATCGAAAACCTCACGCTCATTCAAATCCTCAGAGTAGCTATAAATAACGACGCCAAGACTGGTGGTGCCAACGACTTCTAACATATTAGCAACCATGCCATAGAGTAAAATCGAATTACAGCGCTCCCCAGGGGCGATTGTAAAAGTATGTAAACCTGGCGCGATTGTTGGGATGTTGCTTTTTAGATCGAACATTGCCCATTTATTCGTTGGGCCGTCTAGCAGCCATTTTGGCGGCTCGACAGCAGCAGTAAGTGCATTGCCCACATTGCCGTCGACCAGCGATTCATAAACCAGGTGCGCGACGGGATCAATGACGCGCTCCCCCAGCCCATACGTGGCAACCATTGAAAAAACCTGATACGTATCCCCCAGTTTTTTCCACCACGTCGGTGACTCTGCCGGAGCATGCCCCGCATTTTCTGCCTGTAATGATTCATATTCGGTTATCAATCCCAGAACGCCAGCGACACTGCTTTTAGCGCCCAGCGCGTACGTTGTCGCACCGTTATAGGCAGCAGATGCAACCTCGGGCACAGCGCTGGATATGAACTTTTCGTCCGTAATAGTAACCGGCGGTATTATTCTCATACCGCCGTCGTCCTTACCGCGTCGCCGCCCAGCGTGCACTTTTTCAATACCGTCGCCGTATCACTGGTATTTGTTTTAGTCTCTCCGGTGTTTTTGGTAATTTTTTCGAGTTCCGACTGGAGCTTAGCCACAACACCATTTAGCCGCCTGATTTCAGTGACCAGCTCGCTATTATTGGATGGCGCAGGCTCACTTAGTCGCATCATCAACTCGCGGTTATCGGCGGCCGGCATGATGCGCTCTCCTGGATGGATTTTTGCCCAGCGCTCATCAACCACGTAATTAGTGCCGACCTCAAAACTATTGATGCCAGGAACGGCCGCTTGAGCAGCGGCGGTATATGCCTTAGCCGTTGCATAGGATGCTGCGGCTTGTGCTGCGGCTGTTTGATCGACAGATGCTGTTTGCTGGTAGCCTGGAATCAAAGCCGCCGTTGCATTAGCGAGGTTTTCCAATCCAGCGGCTTGTGCGGCCGCAGCTTGCGCCGCCGATGCCGACATGGAGTTGTACATCAATACCAGCTCGCTATATTGGCGCTGTGCGTCGCCGTCTGCGCTCCACGGCCGGTTCATGGTTATGCCGTAACGCTTCATGTGTTCGGCATTGAACCAGCTTAACACCTGCTCCCACACGGCATTGCCCGATTGCCCTGATTGCCACGTGGACGGAGCCGGGGCTATGGGCGCGGTTGACAATGCCCTTGCCGCTTGTGCTTGTGCTGAATAATCCTGTGCAGCCCCGGAGACATAGTTCAGAATTTTAGTGGATTGTGCTGCTTGTGCGGCTGCTGCCTCATAGGTGTTTTTTGCCGCAAGCTCTGCTTTATCGGCATATTGAGCGCTAGAGATAGCGTTGGCTGTCGCCATTCTTGCATCCATCGCAGCCGTCATATTAATGACGGCATCATTCACGGTCATGACAACCGCCGTAGTGCCATTGATTGCATCGATTTGTGCTTGTGCTGTTGTCACTAACGAATCAAGCCTAGCGTTTTCAGCGTTAAATCCGTCCGTGAGCGCCTTGGTTCCGGTATCGATTGCTAACAGGGTTTGCTCAGCCACGCTTATTTGTGACTGGGTATGATCGGCCAGGCCCGCTAATACGTTTCCGGTGCGCCCTTGATCGCGAACAAAATCAATAAACGACGTATAAAGCTGTTCGGACGGCTTTGCTATATCGATCAACGCCTGATCCAGTCCCGCGTAATTAGCAAGCGATCCCCCCGCTTTAGCCGATGATAGAGCGGACGCCAAAACAGCTTGAGCAGATAACCTGCGTTGTCGCGTAAACGCATCGGACTCAACAACCGTTGAACTCAGTGCCGATTTCAGATTTGCCGCCACGGTTTTGAGCGATGACAGCAGATCGTTTGCCGCCTCCTTTTGCAAATTGTTTGCGGCAATAGACGCTTGATACGCCGTATTATTTAGCGCCTTTTGATCCGATACCGATTTTTTCAGCACATTCATGGCATCGTCAACCGCCTTATTGGCCGCCGATAACGCCCAAACCGCTTGTTGACTAAACCGCAAGCTGGCATCCATTGCTGCTAATTCATCTTTACGCTTTTCTGTCAGCGCTTCGATTGCCCGGCCTGACGCTTCCATCAGCTGGATATCCAACGAGCGCTGTTGCTCGGCGATTTGCCGCGCCGCGTTAGCTGCGGTCTCAACGTGTGAGTAATACGTATCAGCGGCATCGCTCAACTTGATCAGCAACGAGTACCGTTCCTGGTCGGCGGCGTTGTTAATGTTTAATGCCTCGACCAAATGACGATAGCCGTCTCGGGTTGCCGGCAACAGTAAGTTGACATCGCCGAGCTGGCCGGCCAGTTGTTTTTGGGTAAATACATTGCGCTCGGCATCGGTATAAAATTTTTGATAGTAACTATCAAACTGCTTCTGGAACTCTTTCAGCCCGCCCGCCGCTTGCGCCAAGCCATCACTGATAGCAATGGCATCACCGGTAATACTCAACCCGGATTTTGCCAGCGCATCTTCAACAACCGCAATTTCCGCGACCACGCGCACCGCTGTTTCAAGCATGCCCTCACCGAGTTGTTGATATTGACCCAGCCGATCGCCAAAGACTGAGGTTGACATGGTATCGAGTGCAGTGGACAAAACGCCGTTCAGCTTTTTGGCCGCCGCCTCGCCATCCAGGCCTTTAAGGTCAACCGTCAGGCCGGGAATGATGTAGTTTTTAACCCGGTCCGATAATCCCATGCCCAGATTATCGGCCAATCCCAGCATAGTAGAGCCCATGCTGTTAAACACATCGTTGAGCGCTTTTTGGGTGGCCGCGTCAATGGCCGCGTATTGCTGACTGTAAGACACTTTATCTTTACTAAACAGCCCGCCTTTTGTTTTTGTTTCGATGGTCGCGAACTGTTGAGCCGATAGGTTACCGCCGTTCATTATGTCGCTGATGGACGTAGCGCCGGTCTGGATGCCTTGAGCCGTTATAGTACTGGTTTGCTTACCACCGAACAGGAAGCCAAGCACTTTGTTAGCAATAGGATCAAACTTTGCCAGCCCACCACTGCCCAGCATTGCTCCCATTTGTATTGTGTTACCGACCATACCGAATGATTGCGCACTTGCTGCTGGCATGGTGGCGAAGTCTTTTAGACCGCCAGCTTGAAACAGCCTCGTAATAACATCGGTTATGCCGGAGTGCAAATCTGCAATACCTTTGTCGATGCTACGCAATGTTGCATATTCATCGGCATGAATGTCTTTTAATAGATTGTAGGTTTTATCGATTGATTCAGATTTTGCCGTTGGATCGCCCAACACGGTACCGGTGTCTTTGGCATATTCGGGAGGTGGACTACTTTTACCAGAATTAGACATCATTCCGTAACCTAGCCCCGCCATCACTGCACCCATTGCCGCGACACCGGCAAAACCCGCCCAACCTGACTGCGCGAAAAACTTTGCGGCGCCTGCGGCCAGACTGACGCCGGTCGCCGCTAAATCTTTCGCCATCTGCGCACCTTGCATCGCCATCTGCGCGACCGCAATGCCCGTTTCGACCGTGTGCAATGCCTTTGCCGCGCTGCTTTTTTCGTCGAACATTTTCGTGGTTGCCGCGATTATTTGCCGGGTTCCAGTCAAGGCGGATTTAGTTTTATCGTCCTCATACTTCTGATTGAGTTTGATATACTCAGCTTCTTTGACGCGCATCAAATTATATTTTTGCTGTGCATCAAGGTCTGAACGCTTGCCGATGTCGTTCTTTTCCTGAGCGTAAGCTTTATTTAGTTCTTCCTGCTGCTTAGTGGTCTTGCCCAGCTCATCGCCCAAATCCTGAAACACGCCGACCAAGGTGTTAATGCCGCCTAACGCACCATCGAAAACCGCTGCATTGGTCGCCCCCAGGCGGTTAGTGCTGTCATTGACACGATTAATCAGGTCATCGTATTCCTGCATCCTACCTTTGGCTGCTTCAACAGCTTTTTTATCGGCTTCTATCTTGTCGTTTACCGCCGACAGAGACACGGTTTCAACCGCTTCACCGGGACTCACGCCTTTTAGCAACAATTGTGTGTATAGATATTGCTGCGCCGACATTGTCAGCTTATCATATCGATCCTGCTCGGCGTCCAATGCAGACCGGGCTGCGTCCATACCTGCTTTTTGAGCCTCCAGGGCTTTGTTGGAATCCCATATCGCCATCGCATTGTCTTTAACGGCTCCGGTCATGCCCAGCGCCGCTAATTTATGCTCCTCATAAGCGCGCTCGGATAACGCCAGCTTTTGGTGTTGGTCATTTAACGAGTCGATTTCTTTAGCGATAGCATCCGCATGTTTTTTGGCTTCAGCCGCCGCTTTTTTTGTTGCTTCAGCCGATTGGCCGACCGCATTGCCATGGCTATTGTGCGCCGCCGCTGCTTGCAGTGTTTTTGCGGTGGCTTGTTCGGCCGCATCGGCTGCTTTTTTCTGCTCGTTGGTAAGATTTTGCTGAGCTACCGCAGCACTATTGACATCAGCAATGTAAGTCCCGATCCAATCCGTGCTAATGTCCTCCTTGAATTGCTTGGCGGCATCCGCAAAGCCGTTAACCATGGGCTGAACGACCACGGCTTTGGACGAGGAAAAACTAAAGTCGCCAACGCCCATTCTAGCGACGTCGCCGGCCGCTGCGCTCGCTCGGGCGATAGCGTTATCGATCGTGTTGCCGACATTAACCGTCAAAGCGCCGAAAATAATCCCGACCGAGTGGCCCAGGCCGACAAACAGCCCGATCATATCGTTAACCAGGAATTTGACATTGCTTTTCATCTGGTCGCCGGACACGATCCAGCCGGATACCGTATCAGTCGCTGAGCCAAGACCGGCCTCTTTTAATACAGCCCAGCCTGCGCTGATTGCGCTGGTTGTAACATCCCAAGCGCCTTTAGCTAAATTACTGGCCGAAACGTTAGTATCGCCCACGGTAATGGCCGCTTCATTAAACTCCCTGATGCTATCGAGCGCGTCTTTAGCGCCATCCTGTATCGGCGTCCACAGCGCCGATGTCGTCGGTTCAACCGACGTGATCAAGCGCGTCCAGGAGTTGCCGATATCGGTTGATTTGGCATTGACGTTTTGCGCAGTTGCCGCCGCTGCGCCGTCAAAGTCATGCAGCGCTTTAACCAGCGTTTCGGCGAACATTTGCGACGTCACTTTGCCGTCATTGGTTAACCGCCTGAAGCCGCCCGCGCCTTGCCCGAGCGCCTTATCCAGGCTGTTCATTAAGCCCGGCATCGGTTCGGTAACCTGGTTTAACTCTTCGGCATGCAGTACACCCGCCGCTAAGCCTTGCGCCAAACCGAAGAACGATTGTTTCAGTTGGTAATTACCCGCCCCCAGTTCGCTGGCCGCATTATTCAGCCCTTCAAGCAGGCCTTTGGTTTGCTGGCCGGAAATAATGCCGGAATTCTGCAACACGCGCAGTTTTGCGTAGCTATCGGAGAGATCGTTGATTTTTTTATGTTGGGCATCGGCAACGGTCGTAATGTAATCCACGGTTTGGGCATAGTCGCCGGCCGTTTTGGTCAGAGAGTGCAGCCGGGTATCCAAATCCTGAACCGTGGCCGTATCTTCAACCACTTTATGGCCGAAGCTGATCAGCTCATAAATGCCGAGCAGCGGCGCAATCGTCCGGATCAAACCTGACGCCGCCGATTCCATACCGCGCAAGGCACGGCTGGCATTGCCGGACTCGGTCGATACCCGCCGAATACCGTCGCTGGTCTGACCCAGAACCTGGGCCGAGCCGTCGGCATTAGCGCGGATGCGTAGATTTAATACGAGATCAGTCACAAATCAGCTCTTCTTTTTTTGTTGCTCAAAAAAGTGGGTTAACACGCCGTTGGCAAAGGCTTTGACTTCTTCCAGCAGTCGCAATTGCTTGGCCGGTTTTTTATGCAAGCGTTCGATAACGCTCAACGCCTTGCTGACATCTAAAGCCGCCGGACCGCCAAAGCTGTAGGTCCACTGATCGGATAAGTACTGACGAAAAATCTGTATGGCTTCATGCGCCTCTTCCCAGTATTCAAACGGTTCGTTGTCGGCTGGGGCCGGGGCGTCGGGCATGATGACCTCAACCCCTAACCCGGCCGCGTTAAGTTCTAACGCGTCGCCATCATCCCGGCTACCGCTGTATTTCGCCCAGTGGCAGCCGGCGTCAGTTAGTTTTTTAGCAATTGCCTACGATAGGCATCGGAGCGTTTACCGCTGTTAATTGCCAGCAACGCCGCCCACAGCTCATCAATAATCCACTGATGTTTTAAGACCAGGTCCATAGCCGATGCGTCGAATTCTGCGGGGGCGCCGGCGCGAGCCAAAGGCAGACCTTTAATGTCTTTAATTTTTTGGCGTAACAAAATATGGATGCCTTTTTCCTCTGACGATGCGTCTGCGGCTTCCGCTTCACGATCCCAATCTTCCTTATCGGTTTTCACAAAGGTCACTTTCAATTTCAGCTTGGTAATGACTTTGTCGTCATCACCAAACTGCTCACAGGTAACAGGCACCGTGACAGTACCAGGCGTTGCTATGTTTAAAACTAAGGGTGCTTCGTTTGCGCTAGTGTCCATGTGGATTCCTAAAGGTAATTACTCAAAAATATACATAATTTCGTTATTGCCGGCATCGGTCGGCTTAACGTCAAAGGTGATTTGGTGATCGGCGATATTGTCGTCCTTGGCGTACTTAATCCCGGTCGGCTGCACGCGCGGACAAAATATCCCCACCGTATTGCCGGCCGTCGTTCCGTGCCTGAGCGCCAAGATGCCTTCGCCATTGGTTTTGATTTGCGTGTACCAATCCATCGTTGCAATTTTTTGCGCACGGGTCGTCACGCTCAGCGTAGTGCTGCGATCCAGGATATGCACCGCTTCTTCGTTAACGAGATTTTTGTATTTGACCTCGTTACCCTGGTCGAACGAAAACTCCGTAAACACCGGGTTCCTCAGCGAGAACAACGACACATCGCTGGTGATGGACGTACCGACCGGTACCGGCGTTTGCCAACCGCTGAAATCGGCGGTCGGTAACGCAATATCGGCAATCGTGCCCAGCAAGCCTTGAAACTCGAACTGGATAGCCGGGATAGCGTTGGCTTTTAAAGCGGGCTTAAACGTACCGCGTGCGCCCAGCAGAATATGCCGCACGCCATCCAAATAAAAATACAACGTGCCCGACGTGCTGGCCGCCAACGCCGAATTTGAGTTGGGCAGATAGATCGCATTCGCATCGATTGAATAGCTGCTGGTGACGTCCGGCGCCAAGGAAAACGCGCCCGTTACTGTCGCTACTTTGGAGGTGCCGTTATAGGCGGTAATCCTGCCTTTATAGCCATCGCCCGCACCGGCGGTAATACGCAACGTCATACCGACGTAATAACCGTCAATAGCGGATGCCTCGGCGGCCAGTTTAACCGTTGTCGTCGAGCCTCCGGCTTGCGCCGTGCCGGTCACGGCCGCGGCTAATAGCTGCTCGCTCACATTACACATTTTCATCAGTGGCGCCAGCGTTGGCGCAGTTCCAGCCGCGCCGGCCCCGGCCCATTCAACCGAGAAACTGATCTTGACGTAGTTAGACACCCGGATGCTGCCGTTATTGCCCATGTTCGGCCTGATAATGTCTCGCTTAACCGTTTCACCTTCCAGCGGGTCAATGCTAATCTCGCCGCACAGGATGCTACCGGCGCTGGTCGGCACCGCATCGACGCCATAGCCTGCCGCCTCCAAAGCCGCGAAAAGCACTTGTTTTCTTAAATTTAAGGTATCTGACATAACGATTACTCAGGTTTAGTGGCGTCGACAACCGCTTTTTCGGTCGCTTTTGGCGCGGGTTTGGTTTTTTCCGCGACCGGTTCCGGCGCAGGACGCGGAGCTTCTGCCGGAGCGGGTTCTTGCGCTTTCGCTGTTGGCAGCGGCGCTAACGTGACCGGATCAACCGCAACCCGCTCACCGTCTTTTAAAATAAATGTGCCGGGGCCTGCATAGCCGCCGTGTGTGCCTTTATTAGCTTGATTCATCATTCCCCCACTGTTAAAAACTATCTAGCGCCAAGCAGCATGCTCAGCTCGATCTCATAATAAGGATGCCGCCCGCCCATGTCGGTGACGGTGCGGCCATCGCCCAAATAAACGGCTCCGTTACCCAGCTCTCCGCCCTCCAAACAATCAAAGACCAATTGCGCGGCCAGCTCGGTTTGTATCACCCCATCAAAGACATCATCGGTAACGTCTTTTTCCAGGACGCCGATCACAAGGCTGACCCGTTCCTTGTTCATGCCGCCGACCGTATCGGGACGGCGGGACATAACGGGGACATAACACAGCACGGGACAATCGTTGGCATTGGCAGGCTGACGATAACCGATGACGTGCTTAGCCGGTTTGCCGTAGCGTTCGGTAAAAAAGGCCGTCAATGCCGCATCGGCCATTAATTTTGTGCGCGCCGCCAGCAAGCCGCTAATACTCATCAGCCGCGCCCCAGGGTTACCGTGCCGAAACCGCCGGAACCGGCAACCGCCGCCAGTCCTAATGACTCGCGGGTGATCTGCCGGGCCAACAGCTCGGCGGTTTTCTGATACGCCTTGGCTTTATCCATGAGCAACGAGTTATCGAACAGGGCGCCCTGGATCGCGGCCAAGCGAATGGCCCAGGTTGCAGCCAAGGCGGTGAGGCGGGCATGGGGTAAGGTCACATCGTCCGGATTAATGCCGCGCTCCCATAACACACCGTCCACATAGACGTCGGCCTCGTCGACATTCGCTTGACTCACGGTGACCGACGGATCGACGCAATCGGTTATTTGCGCGTATTTACTAGCCATGACTCCCCCCGGCTTGCGCCATTCGGGACGCCAATACCGACCGACCGCGCTCTTGCATGTGCTGTTTGCGGTTGTCCATGTCGGCGAAAAAGAACGGATGGGCTTTGCTGCCGGGGTGATTAATCACTCTAGCGAAGCCAAAACCGGCACCGCCGCCGACCGGAAAGCGTAAAGCCTGGCGGTCTTTTGGACGGATGACATGCGGCTCGGTGCCTTTTTCAACATAACCGGCATATTCGGCATTAGCATAAACCTCGGCACTGCCATTACCCGCAGGCCGCCAGCCGATAGACTGTGCTAATTGCCCGGTACGCGTAGTAAATGCATGTCCAGCCCCGATCCAATCCAGCGTGTCATCGGTGTAGCTCTCGGCCATCGCATTAGCGACCAACTGGACATTATGCGGATCGCCCAACGCGGCCAGCACGGACGGGGCGTTACCGATATCAAAAATAATGCCGCCGCTCATCTAGCCCCCGGCCTCATCTGAATCCGAGGCCGCCCCATTGACGGGATCCACGTCAGCCACAGCCGCTGTTGATGCGTCATCAGCGGCAGCAGCATTGCTATCAGGAGTTTTCGCATCATCATGACCCTCGCTCTGTTGATCGATAACCCAGCCGCCAGCCTTCCAGTTTTCAACTTCATCCGGATGCACGTCGGCAGTGGTCGGGCCGGTATAACCCTCCCGCTCCGAGTCATCCAGGCGCATGCGTACCAACCCGGAACTTTCAACGGTGGCTGTTTCTGCTTGTGAACCCCGCGCCGGTTTACCTTTCTTAATAGCAGCCATGACGACTAACCCAACAACAGCGTAATGTGTTCCGACTTGATGGCTTTCCAGCCCCAGGCCAGCCGTACATGGATGACGTTTTGCAAATATTGCTTATAAAGCGCAATTTCAAACGTTAAACCGGTAACCGGATCGGTCAGCATGAAGGTATCGGCCGCCGAATCGCCGCTTTCCGGCAAGGCAGGCGGACGCGTCGCTAAAACAATCGCGCTCCGATGGAACGCCAAATTAGCCCGGTAACTATTACCCAGCGCCATGGCGACACCATCGGCCAACGTTTTACGCAAGCCGGGCTTGTTCAGCGCCAGCGATCCGGCCGACAACGCCGTGCCGACAACGTACTTATCAGTATCGCCGGTAAACGTAACCACATCGCCGCCCAACACCGTACCGGTTCCGGTATCGACAGCGATCGAGGTGTCGCCGACCGCGTAACCGGCCAGCAAATTAGTCTGGAAATCAGCGCCGGTGCCTTTGGTGTGAGCCAGCACTTGCGCGGAATTATGTAACGCCAGCCCTTCCACTTCGGTCAATGTGCCTTTACGCAGCAGCTCATCAGTGCCGGCTTCATTAGCCTTAAAGAGCCCGGATTGTTTGCCGCGAATATTGAACATGCCGGCCGATCCGATCACTAAATGCCGGTCGCCTTTCGGCGCGCCGTTGTCATCAAGGATTTGCTGCACCCCGGCGAAGTCGGTCAAATCGCCCGCCGTACCGAATGGCGCAGTGCCGGCTGTACCATAGGCGCGAGATGCAAATTTATACGCACCGGCCAGGTCGGTTTCGATTTCGTTTACCAACTCTCGAATGGCCTGCTCAAACTGTTGCTGCACGACATCGCCATAAGTACCGGCGTTTTTCATGCCCAGCGTTTGCTCACCGTTCCAACGGATCACTCTATGCCGGGATTTGGTGATTTTGATGCTGACATTATCAACAGCCTGGTCGCCGGTATCCGGCGGCGTGGCGCCCGGAGTGTTGTTTCCTGCCACTCCAGGCCCGACAACCGGAACCAAGACCTCTTGATCCAACGCCGCGCGCTCAAGCTTGGAGTCTCGTGATACCGCAGGAATAAAACCGACCAATTCGCGCGAAACCACATTCAGCGCAGCATACATAGTCGGGATAAGATTGGTTAACGTATTAGCCATTGTGCTTGCCTATCTGTCGGAGTAAGGGGAGTTAAACGACGCTGCCGCCGTCTTTAATGAATTTGTCTCTAGCGGCAGCGTCCAGCTTTTCGAAATCCGCTCGGGCAAGCTGCTTGCCGCCGCCTGCGTTTTGTGGAGCACCTGAACCTGTGTCGCCTTGGGCTTTAGCCAGGAACGGGTTTTCCTCCAACAACGCCTTAACGGCTTCACTTACTGGCTTGCCGTCGATAGTGACATTATCTTTCTCGTCAACCACTGCCTTACCGGCCAACAGGTCTTTAATAATCGCCGGATTAAGTGCCGCTGAAGACACTGCAAATAATGCGTTACTAATCGCCGCCTGCTCGAACTTGGTTTTGTATTTTTGCTCTCCGGCCGCGCGGCTGTCCGCCAGTTCCTGCAACTTGCCTTGTTGTTGTAGCTGGGCCTCGGTAAACGCTTTCAGGTCACTGTGGCCCGTGACCTCTTTAAATTGCGCATTGAATTGCTCTTGCTGTTTTGCCAATGCCTGGTTGATTTCCGCCTGCACGTCAACCGCCGCCGGAGCTCCGGCGGCGGGGGCGGTAATCGAGGCTGGGTTATTCTGGGGTGCAGCTCCGGCGCCCGGTTGATCGGGGGCGGCGTTGCGTAGCGAGTATTTGGTTTTGAACATGCTCGGAATCCTGTGCGATGGAAAAAATAAATTTCCAGCACAGGTTACCGGGCATCATCGTCCGGTGAAATGAGAAGGGCTTCGCAGGGGTGTTTTTCGGAAAGGATAGACCATTGCGAGGTTATCCTCACAATGGTCAGATGAAATAGTACAGGATGCAGTCGCCGGGCGATACCCGAATACGTTTATAAACGATTTATGAGACTGCTTAAGCTTATATAAGTATTTTTACTGGTCGTTATGATGGGCCATATCGTTTTCGCGCCTTAAATCGCCTATATTTCGAATAAATCCATATTGAGCATCATCGGCTCGACGGCATGAATAATCGTGCTGATCTGGCGGTCGGTTAAGCCGTATTTACGCACCAGGTTACCCATGCTAAAACCCTCGCGATGGTCCTGCCGGATCATCTCGTTCCTGACTGCCCGGCGGGCGGCTTCGGCCTTAGCGATCGTCAATTGCTCAGCCCCGCCAAATACCTTGCTGAACTGGCACGCCGCCGCATAGCCTAACAACTGGCTCAGGGGATGCTCCGGGGTCATATTGACCGGCACAGACAACCGCATGCCGGCGTAAGTACTCCAGATAAGCCACATGATATCGTCGCCGCAATATTCGGCGATTTCCAGCAGGCTGGCCGGCAGCAGATGGCGGGGCAGCTCGCTCATTGTTGTGCGGCGCTCGCGGTTGTCTTGATGCAACGGGCTTGCCATTTCTTCAGCGCTTCGATGACGCCGGACGCTTGCTTGCTGCTGAGCCACTGCAAGGCCTCAACGCCGGTCAAGCGCTTGACGTAGTTCGCCAGGCTGGCCTCGGACGGATCGCGAACAATGCCCTGGCCGTGCATTTCCAGCCACAAGGCGCGAATTTTTTTAGACTGCGCATCACCGGCCAGCTTACGGGTTGATGTGTCCTTGCGGGACTTAACCTTGAAACCCAGCCGCTTCATCTCTTCGACAGCTGTGCTTAATTGCGCGATCGTCATCGTCGATGCGGAATAACGGCGTTTTTTGGGGCAAATCGTCGCGCCTTGCATCGGCAGCCAGATGCCGTAATAGAACTCATCATCAAAGCTCAGCTGGTCTTTGCCGATTTGCAGCAGAGTATAGTAGTTTTTGCGGTTATCCGTCTCGGAGCGCGGTTTGTAATGTCTTCGATTCATGAGTTAGCCTTTTTAACCTTGCCCTGCCAACCGTGTGGCGGGGCGGATTTTGGTTTAGGTTCCGGTTTAGATGCTGCCGCTTTGCCAACCACCGCACCGACCGATTGCATACCCGTTTGAGCGCCGACCTGTCCACGGTTGCGCTGCGCTTCGATCTGCTGCGCCTCGGCGGCGGCCAGGTTCTTTTCAACCCGGCCGACCATGATCGACATCAGGTAGCCGTTGGATTTCAAAGGCAGAACTAAGGAAGGCGGCTTGTTGCTGACCAGCTTCATCATTTCGCCTTCCCAGGCTTGCATCGGCATCGCGTATTCGACGCCGTGGCGCTTCACGGTGCCTGATTTAATCATCGGCATCAGCTCTTGGGTCAACGCCAGCCGCCGCGACCAGCGCAACGATTGCTTTACCGGCTTAAACAGCTCCAAATAACGCAGCAGAGCGCCGATCATGCTCGGCGGTATGCTTTGGATCAGCGCCGTCCACTCGTTACCCGCAGCCAGCTCCATGCCCTGGATGATGTCGATCGCTTTGCCGCAGTAGGGGCAATCAAAACTGCAACTCATTGCGCCGCCTGTTGGCTCGTCTTTTTACCTCGACGCTCGCCAAAACCGTCGTATGCGCCGCCCCGGATTTCGACGCGCTGCGTTGGGCGCGGCGCATGCCGGGCGGCGATCTTGCGCAATTTATAACGCTGGAGCTGGGCGCCGGATACGCCCAGGTTGCCCGACAAGAACGCCAGGCGCAGGCCGGCGAGCTGTTGTGCTACGGGAACCTTTTTAACCCGTTGCTTCCAGGTGATGTTTTTCAGTGGCTCTGTCGCTACCCAGGCCAACATGATCTCGCGGTCATAGACCAGCTGCCGACTCTCAAAGCGCAACGGCTCAGGCACCTCGGCGTCGGTGTAGCGGATTATGTTGACCAGATGGGTAATGCTGACGCCCAGCAGCTCGGCGATTTCCGGGCGGGCTATGGTGTTTGTTACACTCATCCTCACACCCCCGCAATATCCAGCGCCAACTGGTCAAATTTACCCTCGGCATTACGCTCATAAATCCGTAAATAGGATTTGGTGCCAACCACCTGCATAGAGTCGCGTAACGCTTGCATCGCCAACTGCCATTGCTCATCCTGTATATCGTATTGCAACAGCGTATAAATCCGGCCCAGGCTGATTTTGCCCTCCTGGTCTGTTTGAAACGCATGCTCAACCAACGCGATAATCTCTACCCGACTGCCTTCCGCCCAACGGTGAATACAGTCATCGACCAGCTTTTTGGCCGACTGCAAACGCTCGTCAAATATTTTTATTTCGGCTTGAGAAACCTTGATTTGATAGCGCCCGTCGAACGAGCATAAAGTGATATTGCCCTTGATGCCGCCGAGCTTGACTTTATATCTCTCTGCGGACAATTCGGAAAACGCCTGGATTTCGCCGAAGGTATCGGCTTTAAAACCGCCCAGCAACTCCCGCAAATCAGAGACTTTTCCGATAATCTCCATCACTAAATCATTGCGAAGTTTGTCGATTTCGCTAACCAGCTGTATCGGCACCAAGTGGCCCAAGCTGTTTTTTAAATAGCCATTGGGTATTTCGTTTTGTTCCATTGTCGTATCTCTCTCTTGTTAAAAAATCTTATTACCAAAACCGAATCATCACCGGCACAATCGCCAGCACCAGCGCCAACACCATCAGGCCGTGCATTTGCGTGACGCCCGGCGATAGCCTTGCCCAGGCCAGCGGATGACCTTGGACGCTTCCGGCGCCCGCATTGGCTTATGCCAGACGATCTTGACGCCATCGACTACCGCCGCATAGGAACGGTACATCTGCCCCGTCTCCCAGCCCTGGCCGGTATAGGCCGATTGCAACAGCCGGGTTGCGGCTGTCGGCTGAACATGGATCGACGGTGTCCGTCCAGGCTGAGCACTGATGATGACCAGCCCCAAAAAATGCAGCTTGTCGACCACCCGGCTGATTTGTTCAACAGCTTCAGGACCGTGGTTTGTACCGATGAGTTCATAGCTTTTCATTAGTCTGTTCTCACATCAGGGAGTTGTAGAAGGGTTTCCATTAAGGATTTACCGCGCCGCTTGCGATTTAATACCGCCAAAAAACGCCGTCCTAATTTCCAACAAAAACGTTTATTAACGGGCAACTGTAGCTGAGGACGGGGTTTGAATTTGCCCTGAATTAATGATGCTCTGTTCATTGTTACGACTCCATAATCAGTTCATGGTTGACCTTGACCAAACCCAGCGTTGCCGCCATGTTCAGCGACGCCGTGACCAGGTTATTGATCATCAACGGGTACATCAGGCTGACCGATTCGCGGGTTTTACCGGCTTTGGTAAAGATCAGCCGTGACCGGATGCCGTCCAGCGCGCCCTTGTCGAAAACCTCCTCCAGCGGCTTACCGACGCGCTGAAACTTGAATGCCAGGTATTGATCAAGCTGGGCGTCCAGCGGCGGCAGCTCGACCACCTCGCAGCGCTGCACCACTTCGCGCACTTCGGGCGAGCGCTCGGAGAGCTTGATCTTTAACTCGGTCTGGCCGATCAGCACGATGCTCAACAACTTTTTAAAGCCGTCCTCCAGCTCGAAAAAACGTTTCAAATGCTTCAGCGTGGCGATGGGCAGTCCGTGCGCTTCTTCAATAATCAGGCAGTGGTTCATCCCAGAGCGCTTGCTGTCTTTTAAAATTCGGTGCAATTGGCGGGATTTAGCTTCCATCGTCACGCGGGGTTTTTCATTGGGCGCTAAGGTCAAAATAATGCTGTCGGCAATCGCCGAGGCTTTCAGGGTTTTGCCGCGCACATCGTTATCCTCCATGCCCAAGACATACGGTTCGATGATAATAATCGGCGCATCCTCGCGGGCGATGCGGTCGTTCAGGTCGCGGCGTAGCGTGGTCTTGCCGGAACCACTTTCCCCGACCACCGCGACAAAGCCGCCATGCCGGGCGGTCGACCACAAATACTCGCGCACATAGCGAATATCCGGCGAGGTGAACACATCCTCGGCTTCGTTAACGTCCTCGCTGAACGGATCGCGAAATAACGAAAAATGTTTTCTAGCGGCTGGCGTCAGGGTTTGTTTGCGTAGTAACATATCTATACCTTCTTGGTTGGGGGTGACAAAGGTTGCAGACGTAGAATCTGCAACCGCTTCAAACATTGCCGCATCAACGGCAATTTCTCGGGCGGCCAGCGCGTCGGTAATTTTCCCCTTCAGGGTGGTTTTATCGATGCTGGCCGGCCATTTCTCATGATTCAACAACTGCGCGACCAGGGCGGGCGATAGGTCGATATCGCGGGCCAGTTGCGCCTGGCTGATGCCGTGCTGTTGCAGTAGGTTTTTTAACGCCAGCATGGTTAGTGTTGCGCCGGTGAATGCAAGGGCATGACATACGCATCAAAATTGTGCCCGGCTAAATATCTCTTCAATGCCATTTCGATGACGCCGCCTAACACTTTGGCGGGGGTATCGGTGTCCGGCTCGCCCAGCTTGTTGAATTTAATCACTTGTGCACTGATGAGCGAGGTGGCCGTGTCTTCGTCTTCCAGGATGATTATTATTTTTGCCATTGTCGTTATCTCTTTGGGTTGGGTTGTTATTTGATTACAGCAGCAAGCCGAATGGCTTCGACCTGTTCAAAAACTAATTTGTCAGCAGCCTGATAGCCGAATTCATCAACAAACGTTGAAAAGGTTGAACCGCGGTTATTTTCCTGGAGCCATGCCTCATATTTGGCCGCCGTCTCCATGGCAAACAATCGTTGTCGTTGTATCGTTTTTCGGTTGGCCTCATCTCGCCTCATCTGTAGGATCAACTTTTTTTCGTGCTCTGTAACTTCAAAAACTTCAAGTGTCATGGGCTTATCTCTCTTAGTTGGGTATAACGGCGAAGCGTAAAACGCCCGCAGTGCTGGCACTTCACTTTGCTCTTCGCTTCAAGCTCATTAATCTTTTCTTCGGTATCCCGTTTTTGCTCCTTCAGCCGCTCATACAGCCGGGCTATCCTGTGCCACTCTTCAGTCATCATAGATATCCATTCAATAGGATTAAGCTGAACTCCACAGGTATTGCATTGAATGTTCGCTAACGCCGTATCAACAGTGATGTTATGGTGAGAGCATGTTTTTCTTAGCCTGCGCTCGAACCGGCTAATCCTCAGTATCTCTATACTGATGACATTGCCGCCGTCTGAGTCGGGTAGATCAATGCGCATTTCACGATTCCTCCCATTCATAGCCACCGCTCAAAAGTTTTTTTTCATCCAGGTCAGAAATTTCCACAGAGATATTCATTAACGCTTTCTGTGCTGCGGTGAACATTCTGAGCATTTGATCAACACTCTTGATTTCATGATTCAGCATGTATTGCTCGATTTTGTTTTTATCAATTTCATCCATCGTTTTATCCTTGGTTAATTAATCTTCGCTGTAATCTCGTTTCAGGCATTTCGTGCAATAGCGTCCTTCCCCGACTATTTGGTGCCACTTCCAGTCGTGATCGCAGCGGTCTTGCAATTGCCTTTTGACCTTGTAAATTTTGAGGTCTAATTCGTCACGTTCCGCTTGTAACGCTTCTAGCTGTTTGTGGAGATCGTCCATTTAAACCGCCTGCAATTTAGCTCGACCTGTGGCGCTTCTACCCGCCGCCAGATCAGCCAGAACATTCTCTAAATCTTCCTCAGTCGCCCCTTCCGGAAACCTTGCCTGCACATCCGCTAGCAGCTCCGGACGATACTCACTGCCCAGACGTCCCAGCAGCCATTTGCCCGCCTTTACCTGATTCATGCGCTCCAGCTCTCGTATTGGTGCAACCAACTCCCGCTTAGTCTCACGATTAGGAAAATACGCCGGATGCTGAAACTCGCTCATTTCCTTATACGGATCGATACTGCCGCCGAATGGCGCCACCTTGGCCTTACGGTTAGCTTCCGCCTCGCTATCGGTTGCCGCATTCATAGCCAAGCGCTCCAGCTTTTTGCGGGCTGTTTGCGCCGGGGTGTCGGCATGGCGGCTATGGCTCTCGCCAATCACCGCCCCATCGGTATACCAGCCCCAATCGGCATCTTTCACCTTGACCGGCAGCTGATGAAACACATCGCTGCCCTCGGCATCGACCAACACCGCTTGCGCCATATCGGCCTGGAAGGCGCAGCGGCATACAGCCAGCTTTTCGCCGACCATCACCCCCGGCACTTTCGATACATCGTAATCCGAGCCTTTAAAGTCAACAGTTAGATACGGCGTCACCTTGCACGCCTTGGGGGTTTCCGTTGCCAGCAATAACAATTGCTCGGTCGTCAAATCGGTGGTAATTAGTTGATCCGGCTTAATCAACTGCCACGCCGCATAACGGGTTTTGCCGTGGCGGCTGTGGATTTTTTTGCCGTTAAACCAGTGCATCCACGTTTGGCCCAGTGTATTCAGTTGCTCGACACTGCGGATATCGACAGCCATCTTCAAGCCGCTTTCCAAACCCAACTCAGTCACATCGTGCATTTTTTCCACTTGCCCTTTGGCTCTGGCCCGTTGCGAAAACTCCAGCTTAATGCCCAACGCCTTGCATAGATTCCGAAACGTGGCGCTACGGTTGGCGCTACCGCGATCCAGCATGATAATCACCGGTATGCCGTAAAACGGGAATTGGGCGCGCTGCTGTATCGCCTGTATCAACAGCATGCATAAACTTTCCGTGCTTTCTCCGCCGAACGCGTAATAGACAAACACAGCGCAACTGGCGTGATCGGTAATCAGGTAACGCTGCACCAGGCGATGCTCGATCTTGGCAAAATGCGACAATTTGTTTTTATAACGCTCAGTGGTGCCGACCTCCTCGATGCGCGTACCGCTACCGTCGGGCAGCTTGTACAACACGCATAGCGACGCATCGATTTGCCAGCACCAGTTAGGGTGCTTGCTAATCAGCGGCGTCACCGGTTCCGGCGCCAGCAGTTGATCCGGATGCACCCCATAGCCGCGCAAGGCGCATTGAATAGCACTGTTGGACAGGGGCTTTATTTCTCCAGTTTCGGTATTGACAGTGCCGGCCATAATCTTGCCGTTGGTGCGCAACTCGGCAACCGCCATGGCCATCGGCTTAGTGCGTTTACCGTTTTTACGGATATGCTCAAGGTAATAGGCGCTGATCAGCTCGGCCTCTTCGCGGGTTAACCCGGTAGTGCCTGCATCGTTGCGGCGTTTACGTGACGGCCTGACCGTAATCTGTTGCAGTTTTCGGTGCAAGGTTTGCAACGATATGCCCAGCTCAGCACAGGCAGCCTGATAAATCTTGCCGCGCTCGCCGTGGCCGGCATTTTGCGCCGCCACCGCTACGGCCGATAACCGTTCTATGATTGCCGCGCTCATGGTTTAGGCCTCGGTGCCTGCATTTTTGATATCGTCCAGTGCCTCTTGGCTCAGCCATTCCGGCATCAAACTCTCAGAGACGCTGGCCGGCAGATTGTAATCGTCGCGCAAGATAGCCAGTTCAAGACCGATTTCGATCAAGCAGCTCGCCATAAAGGTTTGTTCGTTATCGCCTTCCAGTTCTTGCTCGTACAGGTTTTTAACCGCCTTGCGCAGCCGGGTTGTTACGTTGGCCTTAATGTCGGCGGTGACCATTTGCAAATGGCTGCGAGCATCGAGCAAGCGTTGTTCGGCGCTGACCGGTTGGTCATTTTCTTTACGCTGGGCGTTTTCAAGTTTCGCAAGGCGCTCAGCTTGGCTATCGAGCATCTTGGTTTTGTCTTTGATGACGTTGTCTTTGGCTTCCAGAGTATCGGTTAAGTCGACCAGTTGTTTGCTTGTGGTTTCTTTTTCGCGATGGTGTTTAGCGGCTAATTGCTGCATCAGGTCGAGGGCTTTTTCCAGGTCTTCGGATTCTATAGCCTGGGCGATGATTAGCCGGTCATCGTTTGGCAAGGCTTTAAGGGCGTTGTAGTCGCGTTGCCTGAAACCGATGCGCTCGGCTTGTTCATAAAGATCGGGGCCCAGTTGGTTGTAGTTGCTCATCAATTGCTGGACTCGGCGAGCCGACTTGCCTAAAAACATTTCGCAGAATTCCTCAAACCCCGAAACCTGTTTCGGGTTGCCGTTTTGGTCTTTTCCAATCAATCCCTTGTATTTCTTGGTGTCGCGGATGTTTATCGCCGTTTCTGCTAGTAATTTTTCCGAAACGGTTGCGTAAAAATTTGCGGCTTTAATGACTCCTAATGCCTCAATAACATCAAATTTATCTGCAACAATCGCATTGGCTATATCATTCGCGTTCAGCGAAACCGCCAATTCAGCGGTATTCTTTTCAATGGCGTCAGTCACTGGAAACGCTTTAATGCTGGGTTCAATCGGTGTGTTGTCCATGTGTTATCTCCGGGTTATACGGTTAATCGATTCTTGGGCGGAACGCTCAAGCTCATTCAATGACTGTACGACTTGCCCAAACTTCTGGGCGACTCTATGGCTGGGCCGGTAACGCTTGGTTCCGTTTATTTCCTCGGCATAGCCGACCTCAATCAATGTCTTGATATAACGGTGCACTAGAGTTGCGCTCAACCCCGTTGCCTCGCGTATTTCAGTCTGGGTAAAGCCGGTACCGAAATTGAGAAACAGCACATCCAGCACAGTAAATATCTTCACCGCCGATTTGTTGTCTTGCTTAAGAGGGGTATTCATCCGGTTAATCCTCATCAAACGGCAGCTCAGGCTGCCGGTATTTTTCAATATTGCCCTTGTGCCAAGCCATGCGCTCCAGGGCGGTTTGTACTGCGGCCAGGGTGTCCTCGGCATTGCTCTTATCCTCATAAAACTTCATCAGCGCCCCGATCGCTTCATGGGTAGAGGCTTGCAGCGCCTGAATGTCCGCCGGGCCGCCTTTGCGGCCTTTGGGGATATCAATCACTAGCTTGCCGCCGCTGACCACCAGCCACCGGCTGACAAAATCAATACCGCAGGCATGCTCAAAGCCCTTTATCGACCGCGCCGGCATGCTTGCTTCCTGAATCCATTTGTATAACGTCCATTTGCTGGCCAAGCCCATCAGGTCAGCAACACTGTCTACAGAGCGGTTGTGCTTGGCCTTGGCGTATTCCAGGCAGAGGTCCATCGCGTCCCGTAAATCACGGGGTTGAACTCGTTTCCAATTTCGTGCGCTCATTGGGTATAGCGCTCCTGGTGGGCTTCCAAACAAAAACCATTCTTGTGCATTGTGAAAGCATGTTTCATAATGCAAAAATAACCCCGACTTAAAGCAACTCGGGAGAGCAGTACATGAGCACCAAGACTAATCACGGAATGACCTATGTTTGTCCGCATTGTGACCATCAGATGAAAACGTCAATTCCAGAACCGGGCCACTGGCCAGCGCAACATGCAGAACTAGATTCGACATATCGCCATTTATGCGAACGCTGCAATCGGTTTGCGGTGCCGCTACCGTACTGGCTGGCAATCGGTCAACGGGTTCTGCCCGCCGCATTTTTTTCCGCTTGCCCCAACGCAACGGAGTGCCATATGGCTGGGCAGTATGATGCAGCGTGTGAAAAGGGTGTGATGAGACCGGCGTGTCTGGTGTCGATCCATCGAACGTTGGCGCTGATGTTTGAGCATATTGGCTACATTCAAGCCCGCGTAGATACCGATCGTAAAGGTCGGGACGGCGCGAAAAAATGAGCAGATGCGCCTGCATGCCGGTTAAACCAAAACGGTCGGCAAGTTCCCGGATATTCCCGCCATGGTGAGGAGTAAATGCGTTGGTAGCGGCGCTTATGGCGGCATCAAAGTTGATAACATGTGCTGTGCTCATTTCGCTACCCGTTGCATGTAGTGGGTATGCCAATCGATGTTGGGCATCGCGGCTCTGACCGGCTGTTTGGGCAAGTTTTGCATTTTGCGCCGAATTTCCAATTGCTTGGCTCGTGCAGCTTCCAGTGGGGTTATGCTTGGTTGGGGCATGGTGAGTTCTCTCAGTAGTTTTACTTAGGTATTGCTGCGTACGTACTTGTGCGTAGGTTAGGCGGCATGCCTATCAACCGAGTCATCATCGGCTGATGGCTTGAGGCCCAGGGCCACGGCAATTTTGTGGGCTCGGCCGTAATTGCATTTGTAATAGCCGTTGAGGACCAAAATGACTTCGCGCGGCGGAAAACCGTGGTCTCTGGCCCAGCCAGTGGTGGTGATGCCCTGTCTTGCAAACTCGGCTTTAACTTGTTCGGGGGTTTTAACGTTCATGGTATCTCCTAGTGTAATAAGCCGGCGTCGCGCATGCGGCGCTTGTTGGCGGTGATGGTGTCGGGTGATTTATGGCCGGTCAGGGCGCAGAGGTCGCGGCGGGATAGACCGTCGTCAGCCCCTTGCTCAATGGTCAGCCAATGCGGACGAAGATAACGCAGCGCATTGGCTCGGCGTTCAACGCGCTGCTTGAGAGCGGTTTCCATGCTGCGGAAGGCGGTCAGGAAGTCGATCTTCCATTGCAGGGCTTGTTTGCCGGTGAAGCCCATCGCCAAGAGGGCAAAACCTTCTTCGGTCAGGCAGTACATTGGCAAGGTTCTACCGGTTGAGTCCTGGTATGAGCTGGGCTGAAAATTCAGCCCAGCAAACTCTTTATCAGGGCAATCGGTCAACAGCTTTTCGATGGATTGCAAAACGTTTTTATGGCGCTTTTGAAAGTGCTCGGCGACTTTAAGCGACGTAGTAAAAGTATGACCGTCGACAATATCGACCAGCAGGGTTTGGGGGAAACAATCGATTTGTTTAGTAGGCATGAGCGTTCCTGGTTTAATTTTCTTGAGGCACTAAATTAATGACAACGTCTACACATGACGATGAACGAATGAAAGAAATCGAGAGATTACGCACCCAAATCGATGACGCAGAAAACTGGTCCAATGGGGTGTTTTTACTGTTAGAGCAGGTTCTGCCATTCTTGCTGCGCGGCCATCCCGAAGTAGAGAAGCTTCAAAAGCTCCTGCAATCGAGTGATGACCGCTATGAAGAGCTGCTGAAGTATCCGCATCGTGCCGAACCTGACGAACCGGCTGGGCTGTATGAGGCGAGCAAGATGATGAATCGTCAATTGGCGCTGCTGGGGGTATGGCCGAATATTGATCCGCAAGAGGCCGCGCGGAAAACGCTTGAACGAGTCGCTCAGCAACAGTCTGAGTAAACAAGCGTTTGCCGTTGGCGCGGATGCCGGATTCGACCAATAGGGTTTGGGGGAACAGGTCGTTATTTTTGGTTGGGGTGGTTGGCATGGGGTGCTCCTTAGCGTCTGGTGTTGTTGGTTTTGTGTTTTGCTGTGTTGCTTTAGTGCGTGTTAATTATTGTAGAGAATTCTCTACATGTCAATTTTTAATGTAGGAAATAATGAACATTTGTGATCGTCTAAAAGAAGAGCGCGAGCGATTAGGCTTCGATCAAGAAGGCTTTGCCGCATTAGGCGGGGCTTCTAGGCACTCTCAAATTGACTGGGAGAAAGGCAAATCTTTTCCAAACGCAAAAGTTTTGGCTGCAATCGCCGCAGCCGGTGCCGATGTGCAATACATCCTGACCGGCATACGTTCTGGCGCTGCGCCCAGTGCGCCCGCGCTCAACCCCCGTGAATCGGCACTACTGGATAACTATCGGCATATCGACGATGAGGAGGGCAAGCGCTACGTAGAACGATCAGCGCAAATGGCCGCTAAAGCGGACAAGGATGAAGCGAAACCAGGGAAGAAAAAGAGGGCTTAAACCGGCCCAATAAGCAACTTATCTTAGGCGCTTACCTAACGTAAATTGTTTTGCATCTTTACTATTAAAAAAAAGGGGGGCTCTATGAACGATGATCCTGTTCAACAAAATCAACGCACATTCAAACAAGCAGATGTAAGGCTTTTAATTTTGCAGTTTCTTTGCCAACAGCCATCTTATATGGCTAATCAAGAGGTTTTATTGTTTGCATTACGTGAGCACGGTCATGCAATTAGCCATGAACATTTGTATATCGAGCTATCGTGGCTAGATCAGGTTGCCAATGTGTTAGTTGATAAATTAGTTGGCGAATTACACGTTGCAATACTAAATACAGCGGGATTAGATGTAGTAGAAGGGTCGCGTGTTATACCAGGTATCCGCTATCCGTTGCCCCATGAGATTCATCAGCGGTAGGTTGGGCTGAGGCACGAAGCCCAACACCTCGGCGCCGCGAGTTGTTAGGCAGCGGAACCCGCCGCCTAACCCCCTCAAACCAACCTCAAAGCCCCCTGAAATTAAGCTGAGTTTTTGGTTAATTTTTTGAGATTAAAACAAGCTTCGATACTGAAAATAGAAGGCGGTAGGCTGGGCTCAGGTAAGAAGCCCAGCTCAAAATTATTTTAACGTTAAAAATAACCTAGATGAGGATATGTATGAATGACGAAGTTGCTCGCGAAATGATTGATTTAATGAGACAGGTTATAAAAAACAGTGAAGCGCATCAGCAATTGCTTCTATCGCAACGACTATTGCTTCTGGCTGTTGCGGAGACTGTTTCAGATGCGCCGCAGCTAAATTCACGTTATCAAGCGCTTCTACGCGAGCACGAGCATTTGACTGGATCTTCTCTTCCAGTGATTTCGCTTGAGCAGTAAGTTTAGCTTGGCTATCAATAAAACACCGACAAGGTCGCATTTTACACATTGGACATGCTGACATAATTAGTTCCTTCAAAAAAAGTAGCGGTAGGTTGGGCTGAGGCAGGCAAGACCACTATATCGGTGCCCGACGTGGAGTATCACGCCCGAACAGGCACCGATTTAACGTTGCTCTTTAAGACTTGCGTGAGTCAGGTGGAAAATCAATACCGTTCATTGCTTAGCGATGCCCAAGAGGCGAACGAATCCGGTGAATCCTGACAGTTGATGCAGCGCCAGTAGCGTGGCTTCAATGCCGATGTCATCGTGCAGATCGGTATCGTTGCAAGTTTGTTGCACCAGCTCGGTAATACGGTCGGCGAGTTGTTTGATTTCGACTTGTTTGCTCGTTGTCATGAGTTTTCCTGATTAAGTTGATTATTGAATGCGTTGAAACGGTGCGCGGTGCGCACCCTACCTGATTATTCAGAATCACCGGTTCCGACATCCCGGAAAGCGATAAAAAGCGCCTTATTGACCCTATCCGTTCCCTTTCCGCTGAGGGGCTAAAGACGGCAACAACACATCTTGTTGAGCAGGCGCTTGATCATTTGCCTGACGCCATTCCGCTGCTGCAAAAATTGCTTGGTTTTTGAGGTTAATTAAATGAGTAAACCGCATCCACCCTATAAATTCTCCAGCGGGTGCGGTAAATTCGAGCCAAAAGCCATTCTCCAGCGTACTTCTCGTCGGGCGATCAATAGAAATCATTAACTCAAAACAAGCCTCTTTGGTTCGGCCATTCTCTATCCAAGCGTCATATCCGGTTATGGATGGAAATCCGGACAACTGCTGTTTTTCCTCAGCGTGTTTGAGTCTTTCGGGGGGTGTTAGGCATCTGTCGTCGGTCATGATCATCTCCGTGTAGAGGTTATGTTGTTAGTAAAGGGTGCGCGGTGCGCACCCTACCTGATTATTTGCTGCCGGGTTCATTACCGCCTGGAAAAGCGATCCACACGGTCACACACGGCACAAGATTAACGCACAGCCGCCGGTTATACGGCGACCAATGCGCACCAATCCAGCAGCTGCCTAATCTGAATAAAATCCCTATCTTCATCGTCTAAACGCCTCCGGTGGCGGCATGTCGCCGGGCGGAATCTGTAGCATTTCCCGCCAGACCTGGTTGAATTTTCGCGAATCGGCACTCACGGCTTGCCAATCCTGTTCGGTGTTGCCTTTTCTTCAAGTAATAGCCCCGGATCGAGGCATAGCGCAGGCTGGCCCGTTGCAGCCGTGCTTGCACGGCATACGGGCTAAGCGATACCGGCGCTTGCTCAGGCAAGGCGTTTGCCCGCTTGCAGGGCGGCCAGTGTTAATCCTCCGGTGTATTGGCAGTGCGCCAATTCTTGGAACCCTTTCCAACGTCCCGCCCACTCTAAACCCAAACTTTCAGCAATTTTTCCGCATTGATTAAACCGTGCCGTATCGCTCCAGACGGCCTTGCCGTTTACGATCGGGCAGAAATCAAAGGCTAAGCGATAGTTGTGAAACGATTGTCCGGCGCCTGCCTTGGTCACGATTTTGCCGGGTTGGGTTCGCCCTTGTGCATAGAGCGCTGCTTGCGATTCGTTATCTCGGTAAGTGCTGGTGATGATGACATCGATACCTCGCTGTGCGCAGGCGGTAATAAAGGCATGGCACAGGGCGGCGACGTGGGGGTGTAGGTCTTCAATTTTGCGGCTGTTAATCATTGTGTGTCTCCAGTAGACGTAGTTATCCGTTCTGGAGTCTACGCATCTGTCACTAAGCTGGGCATGAGAAGGGCTTCGCATACGAGCTAATGGCGCTGACGCCTATCATCTCCTCGCGCTGTTGATTAACCACTATGGGAGGAAACCTGATGCGCAAATCCACCTGGGCAATTTGCCTATTTTTAATGACGCTGGTTGCACCGATTTTACAAGCGCAACCGCTTTTTCCTGATTCGCCGCCGATGTTCGAAAAAGGCTTGGCCGCAGCGGAATCGCCTTCTGACGTGCGGGCATGGGCTGCGCCGGATACGCCGTTTTTTATTCTGGCGTCCCGAGACGTAGCTACTGAGCGTTTGAGCCTGCAAAACGGCGGCGCTTTTCATCCATCCGCGCTAATGGCGCTGGGGAGAGAGTCCGAAGGCGACGGATATACAGATCATGTCGCGTTTAAGCCCGGTCATCCGGTTGATTACGGGGGTATTTAGCGGTAATCCATGCAGGGGCGCTTGATGCGCCCCTGCTTTTAGCTTTCTTACCGTTTCCGTCAATCGCCCTGCAAAGGTACCGGCAATTTTAAAATTATCGAGGACTCTAAATCATGAAAAGTTGGATCACAAAAACCGCCGGTTGGCTGGCGATTATTTTCGGTTTGGCCGGTTATGCTTTCGGCCTGTTCGATGGCGGGATGGCGGGGCTTCTCGTCACTAATGGTATGGGCTATATCGGCGTCGATCGCAAATTTCAACGCTTGGCCGACAGCCCGAGCAATAGCCAGGCGGGCGTATGACACCGCTGCTTATCCTCATGCTATTAGGCATTGCCGGTTTGGCCTTGTCAGCACTATGGATTTGGACTTACCGGAAAGCCGCCGCCAAATATCAGGCCGAAGTTGATCGGCAGGCGCAGCGGGCCAATCAGGCAGAAACCCGGATCGCTGGCATGCACAAGCTGGCTACCAACCTTGAACAATTACAACAAAAACAACGGGCGGAGACGATCAATGCAAGCACACCGCAACATCTGGATTTACGTAATGATTTTGATAATGACTGGTCTGACCGGATGCCCGAGTCCACTGCCGGCGCAAATCATTCAGGAACCGCTGACACGACCGCCGCGTCCGGTGCTGCCGGCGATTAAGGCAACAGATTTGCAATGTTTGAGCGATGCGACCTATGCACGGCTGGCTGAACGCAACCGCTTGGCCCGGCAGTATGCCGAGCAGTTGGAGCTAATTATCGACTCGACTCAGGGCGAGGGCCAATGAAAGGACTGGAATCACTGCTTAATCCTCCTGAGCACATGAACGAGGATGAGCGAATTGAGCAAGCCGAGCAGTTCTACCAGGATTTATCGTTATTGCAACACCAACAGGCGACGGCGGTAGATCCTGATGCGGTATCGGCCGAATTTTGCGAGGAATGCGGCAATGCCATTCCTGAACAACGGCGTAAAGCGATGCCGGGCGTGGAATTATGCGTGGCCTGTAAGCGAGTACAAGAACAACAAGAAAGGATGTACCGATGAGTGTCAGTTTTGATTTTAATTTTTGGACCATCCTGCTGTTTGCGATGAATTTTGGGCTGGCGTTGTTTGTCGCGATCAGTAATCGCAGCAAGGTGGCTGAAGACGAACTCAAGGACATGAAGAAGGACCTTCAAGAGGATATTAAGAAGTCTAAAGAATCCATCACTAAGCGCATTGAAACGCATGGCGAGCGGTTAGCGCGGATTGAATCGGATATCGAAAACAGCATCGGTGACGATGACATCAAAGCGGTCCATCGGCGGGTTGATGAGTTATCGGCCAGTTCCAACGAGATGAAAGGCCAGCTATCCATGATTATTAAGGGGCTGGATGAAATTCAAAAGATCATGTTATCCGGGAGGCTCAATCATGGCTGACAATAACCGCGCCGATCTTCGGCTCCTCATTTTACGGTTGCTCCGCGGCCAATCCGGCTATGTCGCTAACCAAGAGGTATTGCTGGCTAAACTGCGTGATCAAGGTCATGCAATCAACCGCGATCAATTACATATCGAACTGGCCTGGCTGGATCAGGTGGCTGATGCGATTGTCGATCAAGTATCCGGGGGCGTGCATATCGCGACCTTAACCGGTGACGGCCTGGAGGTGGTGGAAGGCCTGCGGGATATTCCCGGTATTCGCCGTCCTCGTCCTGATGAGTTGAAAGGCTGATGGCTAAGCGCTCAACGATCAAAACGCAAGTGCCGCGCGAGATACAAGAAGAGTTTAATGCTCGTTTGGTTGCCGGGGGCTTTGCTGATTACGAGGGCTTGACCGACTGGCTGAATGATCGTCTGGCCGACGATGGTTTATCGGTCCGGATCAGCAAAACGTCGGCGTTCCGTTATGGCGCTGAGTTCCAGGAGCAATTTGAGCGTGACATGGCCGAGCAGCGACAGCTGTACCAAATCGCTAAAACCTCGTTGGCTGATAACCAGGACCCCGAAGGCGTGGTACGCGAGGCGACGATACGCACTATGCAAACGCGCTTGTTGAGAATATCAATCGCGCTGCGCGATGCCGAGGAAGCGGGTGACGATCCGCATTTGCTGGCAGAGACGAGCAGCAAAATTGCTAAAGCAATAGCTGACCTGGGGCGGACGGATATTTTATCCCAGAAATATAAGGCCGAACTTGAAGAGGCCGTTTACAAGGCCCGCATGGACGTGATTAAACGCCTGCGCGACTTCATCAGCGATCAGTTTCCGGGCATGAAAAAATCCTTTGCCGTCGTTTTAAAACCGTTTGCTGAGCTATTAGCCAATGGCTAAACGCATCCGCAAGGAGTTTTTGGGCGAAGTATCGGACATTGCCGAAGCGGTCCGGGCCGAGGCCGAGAATGCCGAAAGCGACAGTACGCTGTCGTTTGGCGACTGGTGCCGCGAGGCCAGCCCGGAATTTCGCTGGGACTGGCCGCATTTGGCCTTCATCCGCTCCAAGCTGGAACCGATTACCGAGATGCTGGAGCAGTCGCTACGCGGCGAGGTTTCCGAGCACAAGCCCCGGCACTTGATTCTGTCGGTGCCGCCCCGGCACGGCAAGTCCGAACAAGTGACGGTGCGCTTTCCGGCCTACCTGATGGAGCGCTGGCCGAAGCTGCGCACCATTGTCGGCGCTTATAACGCCGCCCTGGCGTTGAAATTTTCCCGTAAAACCCGGCGCATTGCCGCGCCGCGTGTCGATTTAGCTAAAGACGCCAATACCACCAGCGAATGGGAAACGTCCGGAGGCGGCGGCTTGCGTGCCGTCGGTGCCGGTGGCGGGGTGACCGGCCACGGCGCGAATCTGATCATCATCGACGACCCGGTTAAGTCCCGCGAAGAAGCCAACTCGGAGACCTACCGCGAGAAAATCTGGGACTGGTTTACCGACGACATCTTCACCCGGCTGGAACCCGGCGGCGTAATGATCATCATCATGACCCGCTGGCACGAAGACGATCTGGTCGGCCGCATCCTGAAAAGCGACTTTGCCGATGACTTTGAGGTGATCAACCTGGCGGCCGAAGCTGAATACGGCGACCCGTTGGGGCGGCCGGTCGGTGCGGCGTTGTGCCCGGCCCGGTTTAATGAAGCCGCGTTGGCTAAGCTGCGTACGATCCTGGGCCGCAGTTACTACTCGCTGTACCAGGGCCGCCCGGCGGCGGTCGAAGGCGACATCATCAACATCACCTGGTTTAAGCGCTACCGGTACAAGCCGCGCTTTACCCGGATTGTGCAAAGCTGGGACACGGCGCAAAAAGCGGCACTGAAAAACGATTACAACGTCTGCACCACCTGGGGCGAAACCGAAGAAGGCGATGATTATTTGCTCGATGTGTACCGGGAAAAGCTGGAATATCCGAAGCTCAAGCGGGCGGCCATCGAGCAAAAGAAGCGCTGGAGCCCGAGCGCGATCCTGATCGAGGACAAGGGCCACGGCACCGCCCTGGGCCAGGAATTAAAAGAATTGCCGGGTTACAGCGTGATCATGATCGAGCCGGAGGGCGATAAGGTCACGCGGATGAGCGTGGAATCGTCGGCTATCGAATCCGGCCGGGTTTGGCTGCCTGACGAGCATACCGTGCCCTGGTCGGCCGAGTTCGAGAACGAATGCACCAATTTTCCGGCCGTTAAACACGATGACCAGGTGGACTCGATGTCGCAATACCTGTTCTGGAAACGTAACCCTAACAAGAAAAAGGCCGATTATCGGGCCTGGAGTTTGCCGTGGCTATAAGTCTTTACATCGAAATTGGCAGCCTGTACGTAATGTATTGGTTAGGTCGTTTTCACGAGCGAGGACAATCCAGTTTTAAAAGTATGGGCAAGGCCATGTTAATCGGCCTTATTTGGCCAATTCATCTATTAATCATATTAATCAGTAAATAAAGATGGCTATAAACCGCACATCCGATCAATTCCTGCTGGACGCCTACTCCGGCCAAGGTGGCTTTGCCACCGGCGACTACCTGGTTGCGCATCCGCGCGAATCCGAGACTAAATTAGAGCGGCGCAAAGAGCTGGCCGTGTATCCCAATTTCACCCGCAAGATCGTCGATGTGTTTATGGGCTTTCTCTGGAAACAAGCCCCCAGCCGCGAAACCGACGATCTGTATGCGCAATTTGCCGCCAATGCCGACGGCGCGGGCGGCAAGCTGGATACGGTGTTGTCCAGCTATCAGCGTCTGGCGATGATTTTGGGTACGGTGTACGTGATCGTCGATAAGCCGCCGACACAAGGCCGCACCAAAGCCGACCAGGCGATGCCATATCTAGCCTTGCGCTTGAAAAGCCAGTTGGTCGCGGAGACCAAGAACGCCGCCGGGGTGTGGCAATCGGTGACCTTTAGCGAACAGGCCGGCAACGAAACGGTGTACCGCACGTTTACGGTGTCTGGTTGGAAGTTGACCAAGGACATCAACGGCGAAGAAATTATTGTCAACGATGGGCAAGCCGGGCAAGGCGTCTACAGCCTGGGCCGGGTGCCGGTGGTGCGTCTGCATATCGCCAAGCCGTTGAATCCGACCGACAGCAGCAGCCAGTCTTGGGTTTACGATTTGGCGCAACTGAATTGGGACTTGTTTAACTTGCGCTCGGAACTGCGTGAGTTATTGCGCTCGCAAACCTTTGCCATTCTGGCGCTGCCGGTGGTGGATGGTAGCGAGCGCGAAAAGCTCCAGGATATGACCATCAGCACCGAGAATGCCTTGACCTACAACCCGGCAGGCGGCGGCAAGCCTGACTTTATCGCGCCGCCCGCCGACCCGGTCGAGCTGTACATGAAGCAAATCGCCGCGACGATTGAAGATATTTACCGGATCGCCAACCTGGAGTTTGTCGGCGGCGTGCAGCAATCCGGCGTTGCCCTGTCCTTTCACTTCCAGGAAGCCAACAGCAGTTTACGCGGCATGGCCGAGATGTGCGAGAGCGCCGAAACCGACATCGCAGCGCTGGTGTACTTATGGCAGGCCGGCACCTTTAGCGGCAATATCGCCTATTCGAACGATTTTAATTTATCGGACGTGTCGGCAGCCATTGCCACGGCGCTGGATACAGTCACCCTGGGCATGGGCAGCGAGTTCGACAAGGCTATCAAAAAACGCCTGGTCAAGCAGATATTGGGCAACGATACCGCGGCCGGCACGATGGCGGCGATTGATAAGGAGATTGATGCACAGGGGGATGAGTACGGGGATCGACTGGCACGGCAGGCGGGAGCATGAGCAATATTACCTATTTAGCCGATAAACTCGATAACGCTCTGCTGGATACGCCGCTGCATGCCCTGGAGTTGGTTAAGGAGCGCATAGAAACCGGCCAGCAGTCGCCGACCAAGTTAATCGTAATAAGTCTGGATGATAGCGACGGTCTGTATGATGTTAAGTGGCAGCAAGCCGGGATGACCATGTCGCAATTGCTGGCTTTGTTGGAGATTGTCAAGTCAATAGCTATTAACGAGATGGGCTATTGACCGGAAATGACCGACTACCCCGAACTCTACCAACGCCTGGCGCAAGAAATCCTCAAGCGCGACGGCCAAATAACCGCCGACACCGGCGCTTTCATCAAGCAATTTCTAACTCAGTTGCAAGCGGAAGGCTGGCAACTGTCAGGCGACGCTGAAACGGCCCTGAATAGCCACTTAAGCGGCATTAATACGGTCATTCAGGACGCTATCGGTAGCGCCGTCGCTGTCGCCTCCGGTTTGCCGTTGACGCCCGCCAATCTGCAATCAGAAACGGTGCTGAAGCTGGCCGAGCAAGCGTTTGTTGAAAGTTGGCCGGATGGCTTGACCTTATCCGATCGGGTTTGGCGCTGGCAAAAAGATACCCGTACCGGCGTGCAACAGCAATTGCAAGCCGGTATCCGCCAGGGCAAAGCCGTTAATGCCGTGCTCTACGACATGCAGCGGGTCATCGAGCGCGGCGGCAACCGCTTCAAGATCGTCACCGATCACGCCGACGACTGGGTCACGGAACTGCACGCGTCGGCCACGGCGCTGATTCATGATCCGGCCGCCAAAGCCGCCTGGAAAGTGACCGTCGGCGAAGCGGAAGAGCGTATATCGATGCTCAAGGCCACGGGTTCCCGTCATGCCGCTGAGCGGGTCCTGGATCAAGTCAAGAACGCGGTCGCAAAAGGTTCCGAAGAACTGGTCGATAAAGCGGTGAAATGGTGGTTGTATGATAAGCAGTTGTACAACCTGAAGCGCATCGCCCGGACCGAAATGGCGACCGCCGGGCATCGGGCGGTGATTGCCTCGGTGGAGGGCGACGAGTCGATTATCGGCTTTCAATGGCGGCTATCCGGCAGTCATCCAACAGCCGACATTTGCGATTATTACGCCAACATCGAGATGGGCCTGGGCAAAGGTGTGTGGACTAAAGAGGCGGTGCCGCATCACAAGGCCCACCCGCATTGCATGTGCCTGTTGATTCCACGGGTGACGCCGATCCAGCAAAAAGGCTCGAAGAACTACGCCGAGTTTGTCAATAACGCTACGCACGGGCAACGGCAAACTTTATTGCCGAACTGGGCGCAAAGCGCCTTGCAAGCCGGTGTGCCGCTAAACGACTTAATCCGGCCGGACGGTTTGGGACTGGTGACGCATAAAGCCCTAAAAGCGCAATCACCTTTTGAAGCGGCTCGCTATAAAGGCGGCGCGCATCACGGCTGGTATCGGCAACAACAAGAACTAACTGATGCCGAGCTGAAAAAAGGCATAAAATCATTGCAGAAGCAGATAGAAAAACACCGGCTTTGGATTAGCGACCCGACTACAAAAATCCCCGGCTTTGCAAACTTTCATCCGGATAGACAATCAAATTTAATTGAACGAAAATGGCCGCAAGACATTCAGCGGCAACAAGAACAGATCGGCATACTTGAAGGCATTTTACGGAAACGCAACCATGACTAAAGAAACTAGATACGCATCCATTCTGAACATTGTGATTGAAGTAGCTAAGGCCCGAGGGCTGGAGAACCCCGGCAGCGACGAGGCGGCTTTGTGTTACGACTTACTCGAAGCGGCCATATCGGAAGCCGAGGTTTGGGGTGTACCACTGGAGGAGATCGGGCTGTATCAGTTCGATACGCAGCAGCTGCTCAGTAAAAAAATCGCTTGAAAAAATGCCAGGCCGAAAAAGCGCCGTTAATCGTGGTGTTTAAATTTTAAATAAGATTTAAGCTCCTAAAATCAAGCACCGGCGCAAAAAATGGCGTTTTGCGGTGTTGGCTGAGGTTGGGTTTAATCCAGTCTTGAAATTTAGCGGTTTAATCGCTAGTTACGTCTTTATACTTAGGTGAAAATACCTATCTACTTTTCAGCCAAAAAAGGCAAATTTTTTTGCTCTTTTTTGTTTCACATTATGAAACAAATTTTTATTTCTCATTCCGTATAATTCCCTTTTATTCCGTTTTATTTCGATTTATCTCACCGATTACGGTTTAAATATCTCACTCCTGAACAACTGCTGAGAAAAAACATAAGCCGCAGAAATACCTATCAAAGTTTTCGGCTTGTAAGCCAATAGCCAATGTCGATATGGGTATTAGTGCGTATATTGCTGATTTTATTGGTGTGTTATAAAACATCCAGCGTGGGCATATCGCCGGGGACGTGAGTTGTCACTTAAGTTTATGGATAGGTC